TAGGTCGTAGTGTCGGTGTATATTCAGGCAATGTTGTGAACCCAAAAGAAACACTTGCATTTGAAGGTGTAAATTTAAAATCGTATCAATTTACATGGGAATTATATCCATTTGATAGAACAGATTCAGACACAATTAAAAGCATGATTAATTATTTAAAAACAAAATCTTTACCTGAGTCGCAAGGTGTTAATTTTGGAAGTAACGAAGTTATCTCCAGGGCATTTTTAAGATATCCAAGTGTAGTTGAAATCCATCTTTTAGGTGTTGATCAGACTCACTTCCCACGTTTTAAACCTTGTATGATTCAATCTGTTAATATTGATTATGGCGCTACGGGTACAATTCCTATTATGACCGATGGTAAACCAGGTGCTATAACATTAAGTATGCAATTACAAGAGCTTGAAATACATACAGCAAATGATTACACGGGCGCAACTGAAGGTATAACGACTTCTGCCATCGGTAACGGAGGATAAGTTATGGCTAGTTATTTTCAAAATTTTCCTGTTATCGAATACCAAGGCAAACAGGTACGAGACATTACAAGAAGAAATCAATTTTTAAAATCAATATCCACAAACCCTATGCTGTTTTTACCATATACAGTATCTGATGATGAAAGAGCTGAGGACGTTGCATTATTCTATTACGGATCTGTGGATTATGTCTGGCTTGTTTATTTGGCAAATAATATTGTCGATCCTTATCACGAATGGCCTATGGATGAATTAACTTTTAATAATTATTTGATCGAAAAATATTCAGAGCAATCTGGGTTGACAGGACAAGATGTCGTTGACTGGGTAAAGGATCAGAATAGTGAAGAAAACATTTTATATTACTATAAAGAGGTCTAAATGGCAGTTGATATTGTAAAACTAGCTCCGGAATCTTTTAGAACAATCTATCTCCGTGCGGAAAATAGGATTATTCTTCGTACAGAAGCAGGTCGAAAGATTATTATTAAGCGTATTATTCCAGATGAATGGATTGCATATAGAATTATTGATTTTGAAAATGATTTAAATTCAAATAAAAAAGAGATCTTTCTGTTCGATAGTGATTTTATTGGCCAATTGGAAGATGAATTTATTGCCAAAATGAGAGTCGGAAGCTAAAGTGTCGCAAGATTATAACGCATCCATGGCTACAATTGATAGAGCTGTACTGTTCACGTATGGCACACCTCCTGGTGGAGAAGGTGTTAATATTACTGCAATGATTACTGGGTTTAGTCTGCAACAGTCCATTACACAGAATAGCTATTTGGGCTCAATTCTTGTAGAGGATAGAGTAGGATTGCTTGAAAATGCTTTACCGACAACAAAATCCGAAGCAAAATCCACCGGCTATACGGATAGAAATCTAACACCATTGCGCGGTGAGGAAAGATTACATTTAACCATTAAAGGTTATGATTTAAATACAATAGTAAATATGGATGTAAGAGTCTATAAGATCGACGGCATCAGCCCAACATCAAACGGTGATGGTAAAATATTTACCATGCATTTTACTTCTACTGTGTCGTTTAATACTATAGGCAAAAGAGTTTGTGAGCCTATGTATGATATATTTGCGTCTACTGCGGCTAAAAAGGTTTTTGATAATTATTATGATAAACTTACTAGGACAGATAATTATTTTTTAGGTGTTAAATCTGACGGAAATCAAACAAAAAGAAAAAATGATGAACGAATTTTTATTACTGACGCCTATACTCTTAAATCAGAACCTTCCAGAACCTTTTTTATCCAACGAACTGAAGGTACAAAAAGATTACTCATCCCCAATTTAAACCCTGCGGAAACAATGAACTTTTTATCAAGAGAATCATTTAGCACAAAATCTGCATCGTGTACATATAGGTTCTTTGAAACAGTCGATGGCTATTACTTTGTCACGGATGAATGGTTAATTAAATATGCTGATGTTAATGAGGATGAAATCATTCCTTTAACCTATGATCCTTATGGATCCATGGATCCTAGAGAGACAGAGACGCATATTCGCCAGGTAGAAGGATTAAGTTATCCTCTTCGGGTTGACACCTCTGCAGATTTCTTTTCTGGTGGTTATAGAAACAATGTTATTGAAATTGACATCAATCGAAGACGAGTAATAAATAATCGTTTTAATTATTTAGAAGATGCCAATTTCCTAGATATTAATAACAAAAAAATTCAAAGAAACAATAGAGCCGAGGATGATGTTCATTCCGAGCCATTTCTAAAAGATTGGTTTAGCCAGGATAGTGAAAGAACTTTTATGGTGGTACGAGACTATGGCACTCAGCCTAATGCTAGTCCTATAGTTAAAAATGAACAATATTTTTCCGAAATTGTTTCAAATAGAATTGCATATAATCATCACATAAATAGAACACCACTTACTTTAGAATTAAAAGGTCGGTTGGATATTAAACCGGGTAAGGTTATTGATCTTTCAATTAAAGAACAATCAGGGCTATCTACTGGTAGAAAAGATCCTCACCAACAATTATCTGGCAGATATTTGGTAAAAGAATCTATCCATGCATTGGAAGATAATGTGCTAAGCACAAGACTTTCCGTTACTAAATTTGATTGGAGTACATAATGTTTGAAGCAGGCGGAATCAAAAATCCATTATTTTTTATAGGCATGGTAGAAGATCATGACAATACTGGAGAGCATAGAGTAAGAGTAAGAGCATTCGGTGTTCACGGTACTCAAACAGATATTCCAACAAGATTCTTACCTTGGGCAAAATGTGTTGCGGGGAACTATAGTAACAATAATCCTTTACCACCTTTAAACTCACTTGTGTGGGGAATATTTTTGGACGGTAGAGATTCGCAACAGCCTATGGTTTTAGGTCTTATTCCTACAAGTTTTGATATAAGACCAGACCACCCAGAGGCAGATGGTATAGGTGTGTATCCAGATAAGGACGGACATCTAACGGCGAAAGGTTCTGATCCTGAAAGCTGGGGGCAACCGCCTTCATCAAGATTACTTCGTGGTGAAAACCTGGACGAGACATATATTCTTGCACAGGAAATGAGCCGAGTGGAAAATGTCAAGATAGCAAATAGTGCTGATGACTGGGATGAGCCACCACCAGCTTATAATGCTAAATGGCCACACAATAAAATATGGGAAACATCCAAACACGTTATTGAACTAGATGACACCGATGATGCCGAACGGATTATGATTTGGCATAAAGAAGGTTCATATATTCAAATGGACTCTAGTGGAAATGTTACCTATAAATCAAACCAAGATAAATTTGACCTATCTATAAAAAATAGTCATGTTTATGTCGGTGGTCAAAGCCATATTCATGTTGCGGGTGATGCTACAACATATGTAAAAGGTAATCAAACAACCGAGGTTCTAGGCGATTATAAATTACTTGTGCATGGCAATGCAGAGTTCGGTGTTGGTGGTCAAATGGCACTTAATGCTAGTGATCAATTAGCCGCACGTGCTGCTGAGGTAAGAATAGCTGCTAATGTAAGTAATATGTCACTTTATGCCAAACGAAGCATGAAATTGCAGGCTGGAGAATCGTGGCATCAACTCGCTCCTTATACAAAACAAACAAGCTTAATCAGTCATAATGTACAATTTGGACCAGACGGCTATAACCTATTTGGGGTTGGTGATTTTAATGCAGCTATAAATAATTTGTTTATAGATGCTGCCGGTACCGTTCCGACAAAATTTGGTGGTTTGGGTGTAGAAATAAACAGTTTAGTCGGTCCTGCTAAATTCCAATCGTCAACATATACATCAATCTATGGTGGTGTTTTGGTTGAGGTTGATAACCTTGTAAACCTTGCTGGTCGTCTCCGTGGCCCATCATTTGCTGCCGGAGCCGTTGGTACATTCGTCGAAACATTGGATTTTGCGGAATTAAGTCAGGTTCCAAAAATGCCAGAACCTCCTTCTAAAAATACCGCATTTGTTTATAGACAAGGATCTTCAAGTTCTGCTGGTGTCACCTCAGGTGCTGGGCATGGATCCGGTACTGCTACCGACTCTACAAGAAATAACACTCCAGCAGATATAGTATCCAACAAAAGTGACTCAATGAAACCTATTTTGGATATGATCTCATCTGCTGAATCAAGAGCAGATGGTTACGATGCTTTATTCTACCAAATTAGTGATTCAAATAAGCCAGGAAAACCAGTTTCACAAATGACTGTTGGTGAGGTTTTGGATTATCAACAGGATCTTATTGACCGAGGTATTGCTTGTAAGGCAGGCCCACCGCAGTGTGAAAGCGAAAGTACTGCTATTGGTAGATATCAATTTATTAGTTCAACACTAAAGCGTGTAGTTGATAAAGGTTATATTTCAAGAGACGAAATATTTGATTCCGCAACACAGGATAGAGCGGCGGTTGGTCTTTTGGAAATGGATGGAAGTCTCAATCGTTGGCTAGATGGTGAAATAAGTGATGATAAATTCCAATATACACTTGCTGGAATCTGGGCAGGTATTCCAGATCCAAATACTGGCGCGAGTAGATATGGTGGTGTGGGAAGCAATAAGTCTACTATTACATCAGGCCCAGTTCAATTTGCAATAAGTGATGCAAGAACACGATATAATGCACTACTAACCTCGCAACAGGCTGCATTAGACAATGTTGACAAGCATATAGCTGTTAATTTACCAGATGTCTTTGATGGACTTGGATAAATATTTTATTAGGAGAATATATGTCTGATAAGTGCTTTTCATACTCACCGTCTATAAACGGTCAATGTCTGGTGGATCAAACCATCAGGAACAGAGAACGAGTATCAATAAATTTACCTCTTGTGCATGATGATGGATCATATACATTAAATCAGATAGATGCATGGGCAGAAGATTTTATTCAATCTTATTCGAGTGAAGCTACAGAAAATCCATTAGTTAGAGCAGAATCTAGGTTTGGGCCTAGTTTATATATTACTTTAAATTCTGTTAATCAATTACTTAGTAATGCTAACCTGGTAAAATATCCTGATCTATCGGAAAGAATTAATAGAGGAAACGTTGGTGCTCTGGAATTTGTCGATTTTATGGAGGAAACAAACTATACGCCACCTGTTATTGACGGACAGCTTACATTAGGTACTGATAATTTATTATTCCAATTAGATGGGTATTATAAAAATACATTTTCAAATAGTATTTTAGGCGGGTTCTGTAAACAAATAGAAGGTGTATTTGGTGCGATTGATGCATTCTTTGATATTGTTGATACGATCCAAGGTTTTATCTCAGATGCATTGAGTTTTATAACACGTATTAAAAATAATTCCTTCTTCAAAGATGTTGCGGAAAAAGGGCTTGCCGAGGCTCTAATTAAAGTAATTAAAAAGAAAATTATTGATGTAATTGAACAGACATGGCGAAAAGTGGCAGAGACGATCCGCAATTTTAATCTTTTGAATTATGTAAACTGTGATGAGAATTTTATCAACGAGAATATTGCAAAACGTGGCAGACAAATTCAAGATGACGCAGAAGCAATTATGAACGATGATAATAAGAAAACACTAAAAGAACGTATAGAAAAATTATTTGATTATGCTGTAAGTCTATTTGATAGAAAAGGTTTGGCTGAAATTCAGTATCTTGTTTTAAGATTCTGTTCATTTATATCAAACATAGAAGCATTAATCAATGAAGTCAAAAGACCATCACAAAATTTTGCATTAAAATATGAACAAATAGTAAATCGCCTTGGCAGAGCATCAAATTCCGCTTCTGCTTTATTTGTAAAAAGAGGTGCTAAAAGATACCCCACAGCTGTACGAAAACAAAATGCAGAGATTTTAAAAGAAAAATGGAGTGCCGGTGTTAACGCGGCTGAAACAGGTGATGAATCTGAAAACAGTTATCCAACACCAAGTGGCAAGAAACCAAAAACACCACCAGCGGCTACCTGTAAAGAAATTAATAATATACCAACCTTTAAAGTAATAGAGTCCGGTGGGTCTAATATATTTGCGTTTCCTAATGGTAAAAAAGGTTTCTGTGATGGCGAAAGTGCCTGGAAGGAAATGGATTGCAATTTTGTTGTTAAGATAATGAGAGTTCAGGCTGTGATCGGCAAGACTTTTAATATTACGAGTGCTTGGAGAAGCAGTCAATGCAATAAGAATGTTGGGGGTGTAGAAGGTTCTTGGCATATGGCTAAGAAGGCATTTGACATTAGTACTAATAACCTAAATAGTGATGATATCATTTTAATGAGAAGACTTTTAGCCCTATATAATTTAGAATTGATTGCTTATTCATCTCATATACACATAGAACCAGCAGGCTCGGGGAACGAATAGCAGATGCCTATTACAACATTTACACCAAGAACTAAAAAGGTAGATCTTTATGCCGATCTGAGAAAAGATCTTGCAATAAGCCCTATATCTAATGATTTAACAGTTTTAAAAAATGATGATGCAGTAAAAGATGCATTGAAAAATTTATTATTGACTGATCGTGGAGAGAGATTAATGCAGCCAAACCTTGGCGGCAATATAAGAGCAATGCTTTTTGAAAACCTAACTCCAGCTATTTTAACAATGATTAAAACACAGATTGAGGAAACAGTTAAATTATATGAACCGCGAGCAGAATTAATTGATGTTACAGTTGCGGCAGACATGGACAGTGATAATGTATCGGCTAACATAACTTTTTATGTGAGGAATCAAGAACAACCTATTACACTAGATGTTATTCTAGAAAGGACGAGATAAGATATGGCTACTCAAACGCCCATCACCGAACTAGATTTTGAGCTGATTAAATCTCAACTTAAAACCTACTTGAGGCAGCAAACCCAATTCAAAGACTATAACTTTGAAGGGTCCAACATGAATGTCCTTATGGATGTGCTCGCTTATAACACATATCATAATAATTTTTATACCAATATGGCAATCAATGAAATGTTCCTTGATTCAGCTATATTACGCAATTCGGTTGTGTCCCATGCGAAGGAATTGAATTATCTTCCACGGTCAAGACGATCCGCAAAAGCAACGGTCTCTGTAACTATTACCGACACAGATGGTGTACTGCAAGGACAAACGGTTGCAATACCTGCATTTAGTGATTTCAGAACTGCATTCCAGGGTACAAATTATAACTTTGTAACCATGCAACAATATATTGCAAGAAAAATATCTCCTGGTGTTTATCGTGCAGATAATATTGAAATCTTTGAAGGTGAAATACTCACCAGTTTTGAAAGAGAAGGCTTTATTGTTGACGATGATGGAATCCTAAGGGTTGCTCTTACCAACGATAATGCTGATACAGATTCAATCGAAGTGTTTGTTGATGCAGAAGCAACAGATAATGAAAATGTATACTTGTTCCAAAAAGATATTTTTGGGGTGGGTCCTTCTGATAAGGTCTTTTACCTAGAGCCCTATTTGGATGACAGATATTCAGTTTATTTTGGCGGAAACGTTTACGGGGAACAGCCATCGGCGTTCGAAGATGTCAGAGTACGATATAGAATTTGCTCAGGTGCTGAGCCAAACGGCGCTTCAAAGTTTACATCAACCTTCCTTGAAACCGTTACAATCGCTGTAGATACAGTTTCGGCTGCGGTAGGTGGTGCTGAGAGAGAATCATTGGAAAGTATTAGGACATTTGCTCCTAAAGCTCTACAAATACAGGAAAGAGCAATCACTCAAAGTGATTATGAGGTTTTATTAAGACAAAAGTTTCCTGAGATCACTGCAGTTTCAGCCTATGGTGGTGAAGAGTTGGAACCTCCTCAATTCGGAAAGGTTGCGCTGGCAGTATATCTTAGAGATGGTGCTGAATTGCTTTCGTCCTCGGTTGCAAACCAATATCTGGAATATTTAAAAGATAAAACACCACTTGGCATCGAGCCAATTTTTGTACAGACAGAATTTATGTATGCGTGTATTACTGCTAAGCTATATTATACCAAAAAGCAAACCTCTATGTCTCCTGATGAGATTGAAACAAAAGTTAGAGAAACAATTTTGAATTACTCTAATACAAATTTAAATGATTTTGACACTACATTAAGGCTTTCAAAACTGACCGGTGATATTGATGCATTGGATACCTCCATTCAGAGTACATTCCTGGATGTGTCTCCTATCATTGAGTGGTCTCCAACGGTTAAGGTTTCGTCTAGCCCAGTGTTTAGATTCCAGGCTGAATTGGTTAAGCCATATCCATATAAACAGTCAAATGGGTTTACAGAATACAAACCGGCATTTAGATCATCCGTATTTAAAATTAAAGGTAGTGGACCAGAAGGTGTTCCGGTGTTTATGCAAGATGATGGTCTTGGTAACATTCAGGTAGTAACGGACAGTGCTACTCAACCACAAGTTATCTTTATTAATATCGGTACCATTGATTATACCCGAGGCGAAATTAAACTTGTAGACTTTACAGTTGAGGCATATACGGGAAATGCCATAGATATTATGGTAAACACAAAGCGCCGTGATGTTATCGTTCCGAAAAGTAGAGTATTTTTACTCAGAGATGACGATATCAAAGTTGAAATTATTTCAGAAGAGGATTTGGAGAGACAAACATCTGCTGGAAATAGAACAGTCGGCACCGCTGGTGGCACTGTGATTTCAAATTATTAAAAGGTTATAGGCAATGGACGTACAGAAGAAAATTGCATTTTTTATTGAAAAGCAATTCCCTGCCATATACAGGGAATACGGTCCTGAGCTAGTAAAACTTGTAGAAGAGTATTATAGGTTCCTAGAGGAAGATACTCGGCAGTCACATTATAACAACAGGCGAATTTTTCAATATAGAGATATAAGCACGACACTTAATAGTATGCTTATATATTTTAAAAATAAATATTTGGCAGACCTTCCACTGGACGAGGAAAACGTAAGTTTTCTAGTTCGGAACATTTTGGATCTTTATAATAGAAAAGGAACCAGAGAAGGTATTATTTTATTCTTTAGAATCTTTTATCAAGAAGATGCCGAAGTCTACTACCCTGCTGAACAAATATTAAAGCCGTCTTCGTCCAAATGGCAGACCGGTGTTTATCTTCAGCTATTCCCAAATGATAATTTATTTACTGATGTTGATGGCGGGCAATATACTTATGCTGATTTAAACAGCAGAAATATTATTGGGTCATTATCTGGTGCCAAGGCTGCTGTAAATAGTATTAACCTAATCACAATTAATCAAACACCAACACCGGTTTTGTTCATTGATTCTTTGCAAGGTAACTTTACAAAGTATGATGACGTTAATACAATTATTAATAACAAATTAGTTACATTTGGTAGGGTAAACGGTTCATTAAGTAATTTCCTAGTAAATGATACTGGCGGACAGACAAACATCAAAAAAGGTAGTATTTTTGATGTCGTAAGTGACTCAGGAAGAAGCGGTCGAGCTATTGTTACTAGTGTTTCCACAAACCCGACTGGGCAGGTCGAATACACCGTAGAAAATGGTGGCTTCGGATATACAGTTGAAAACACAAAATTAATTGTTTCGAACCAATCAATTATTATGGAAAACTTTGAAAGAGTATTTGTTCTCGGTGAGCGTTTAAAAGACACAAATGGCAACCAAGGTATTGTAATAGGCCAAAATGATTTCTCAGTAGGTGTTCTTATGGACGGTACTGATGAATTTGTGGTGGGACCAAACATATCAACTAACGACAGAAATCCTAATTTAATTATTACAAATCTTGGATCTCAGGCAGTTGCAATTAATGATATTACAGAACGGAATGATACGTCTCCTGGTAATATGTTTGCTACCTCTGGTCTTGATACAGATGTAAAAATAGCGCCTCTTTTAAATCCAGAGGTGGTAAGTCTAATCACAGATCCTATTGCTGATTTTTTAAATGTGCAATTACTAGGTGAGAATATTGCAACCGGTGGAACAAGTTCAAATTTAATTGATTATAATGCCGGTGCCAATACAATGTCAGGTTCTGAGACTTCACCAAATTTCTTTACTGTGTTGACTGACGCATTTGATCTTACACCATTTAACATTGGCACGATTGATGATTTCCTCAATGTAAACCCAGGTGAAAATTATAGAAATGATGTATTTGCTATTGCCAGAGATGAGGTAATGCAAAACTTTGACAGATACAACCAAATCATATCATTTGACCCACCAGAATCTGCTAGCGCATTTTCGGTTGGTGAGACAATTACAGAGGATGTCACTGGGATTGTTGGTAAGGTTTTAGACATTAACCGTGAAATTGGTACCATTAATGTTCTGCCATACAGTTACTATGGCTTTACAGGAAATGATATTATTGGCTCAATCGCTGGGCAGTTTTCAGTCTTTGATATTGCTACAGATTATAATTCAAATCAATACGGTGATAATGCTACGATTAAATCAGTTACAGATTTTGCTGAAGGTAGAGTTGAAACCGCTGCCATCTATAATTCTGGCTATGGATATATCGATGGCGCCGATGCTTATCTTCAGGATACCAATGGGCAGCCTGTAATCCGTGGGCAAATTAATGTAGATTCACAAGGTGTTACCTCAGGTTATTGGGCTGACTTCTCATCTCATCTCAACGGCTTTACGCAGACATTAGCCACTGACGGTACAGATGTCTATTATGATAGTAATATGAAGGTCCAGGATAGTAATTTTTACCAGGAATTCTCATATCAGATTAAATCAACATTGCCTAGAGAAAATTATGAGAAGAGCCTAAAAGAAAATGTTCATCTTGCTGGTACAAAACTGTTCAGTGATTTTTATTTCCGATATAAGCAGGACAGTACATTAGGTGTCAACCTCAGTCGAATCTTTAATGATAACGGCAAAGGCACACCATTAGACCAACCAGATTTGCAGGCAATTACATCCGACATCACCAACCTATATGTCGACTCAGAAGAGATTAAATCGGACAACGATGCATCTGCATTTGGCAATGCAGCAACATATCAGATTGTGGTACAAGGTGGGGCAACTGATGTGAACGAGGGTTCTACATTAACGTTCATTGTTACAACAACCAACGTCCCAAATAGCTCATTATATTATTCTGTTCCTAATACTGGTGATTTTCAATTCACAGGCGGCAATGTAATTATCACCAATGGTAGTGGTGCATTCCAAATAACACCACTAGCAGATAATACTACTGAAGGCCCAGAACAAATTATTGTAAATTTACATACTGGCTCATCTGCTGGCCCTATTGTGGGATCAGTAGGTCCTATCACAATTAATGACACAAGTACATGATGTATGGTACCATTACGGTTATATAATATAGTATAAATAATTTAAAAGTTGTAGGAGACAACACAACATGGCAAAGCAATTAGTCAACATTGGTTCAGCACCTAATGACGGTACAGGTGACCCATTGCGCCAAGCGATGGACAAAATCAATGATAACGTTAATGAAATTTATAGCGCTGTAGGTGACGGTACTGATCTTACAACGCTAATCAATGCTGCCGGTGAGATTGAAGCTCTGGGTGAAGCAAATAAAATCTCCTTTTGGTATGAAAATTATGCGGACCTTCCCAATGCAGTCCTTAACCAAGGTGCATTAGCTTATGTAGAGAACAATGCTGCGGTATATTATTCACTGGGCTCACAAGGTTGGAGAAAATTATTATCAGACAATTCAAATAATGATATTATAGGTTATACTGACAGCCTCCCAACATATCCTAATGTCGGTGGAGGCGGTGGCGGTGGAACATCTAATACGTTCTCAACATTTGCCATTTCAGGCCAAGATCCAATTATTGCAGACACAGTAACTGATACAATTACATTTGCTGCTGGTAACAATATTACTCTTACTGCAAATGCTGCAACAGATACAATCACAATCGCCGCCGCTGGCGGCGGTGGTGGCAACGCAAATAATGCATTTGGAACCGTTCGAGTATCAGGTCAAACTGATGTGGTCGCTGATACAACAGGTGATATTTTAAATGTCGCCAACGGTGCAGGTATTGAAATTAGTACAAATGCTAGCAACGATACATTGATAATCACCGCAACTGGCGGCGGCGGTGGTGGCATACCAACCAGAATGGAAAGAAATGTAACGGCTGCGAATATTGCGGCCGGTACTACATCATATCAAGTTATTAATGGTTTTAAAGGCTATGCTCTTCTCAAAATTGCAGTATCACAGGCTGCTTGGGTAAGACTTTACACAGACATTGCCTCAAGAACAGCAGATGCAAGTAGAACTCAATTACAAGATCCAGCACCAGATTCAGGTGTAATTGCTGAAGTAATAACAGCAGGAAATGAAACTGTAGTGTTGTCTCCTGGTGTGTTTGGATTTAGTAATGAATCAACGCCATCTACAAATATTCCTCTTGCAATTACAAATAATACAGGTGGTCTTGCTAGTATTACGGTTACGTTAACGCTAATTCAATTGGAGTCCTAATAAATGAATACTACTGATATAGTAGAATGGGTTATTACTCTTCATAGGCACGAGGATCTCGAGTCCTTTTATGATGATATGGAGACACCCGGTGGAAATCTATTCATTCCAAATAGATCAGTAGAGGTAGCAAATAAAAGACCTATAAGTCGGAATACTAATTATATGCTTAGCTATGAAGAAGCTGAGTTAATAAAAGAAGATGACAGAGTTTGGGATATAGTACCACAATCACTGATTGATCTTCAACAAATCAAGCCATACGGTTATAAAATTGAAAATGCAAACTTTAGTAAAGACACCGCGCCAAATGTTGCTCATACACAGTGGGGCTTTGTAACACATTCTGATGATACACCTAGGCCAAATTGGTCGTCCACCAACCAATCATCATTAACATCAGTCACAGAACTTACAATAACAGCATCCGGCAAAAACGTAGATGTACTTATTGTAGACGGTCATATTGATCCTGCGCATCCAGAGTTTGCAACAATTGGAACTGAGACAGATTATTCAGATGGTGCACTTGTAAGTGACTCATCTAACGGAGCAGTATTTGATAGATCAATTACAGTTCGTGGAGTTAAATGTGTTATTGCTGGCGCAGTAGGTGGACAAACTGCAGTACCAGACGCTTGGGCATATAAAACTGCAAAATTTATTACATTACTTATTAATCCACAAGATCCTTTAATTAATTTAGAACTCCAAGCCAATTTAATTAAAACATTAAAAGGTGATTCAGGAACTACACATGCAGGCTTACCTACAGCACAAAGAGTTGCTTGGGGTGGTGGTGCTTCATATACACCAAACTTTTTAACAGACACAGGTGCGGCACAATACGCAGGATATCAAGATTTTTTAGATAATAACGCTGTGGATGATATGGTATGGTATAGAAATACATCAGGGCCAAATCCTCCGACAAGTAATAGAGATATCGAAGAGTTGGCAGAACACTTGTTCCATACAATTCATAACTTTGGTATTCCAGGTGCAGTTCCTGGAAGTGCTACAGAAGTTCCTATGCAATCTTTAGGACCGATACTCGAAGGCAATCCTAGTTTTGATTGGCAAAATACAGAATTACATCTTGCAATGAAAGAAGCAATTGACGCCAACCTATACGATCCCTCTGGTTATTCTACAGATTGGGCGACAGATTCTGATGCAGCTATGGTTGCATATAAAGAATATACTTATTTAGTTAATTGGTCAATGTGGGATATGAGTACTTTTTGGGATGGCGGATCACTGTCACCGGAATGGTCTGATACGTTAAAAACACCAGCAGGTATGTTAGCAAATAACCCGTTGGGTCATGCTATGTTTAAAAAATACTTTGAACCAGTGTTAAGTAAACCAGACTTTGCTGTTTTAAGAGATATTTTTAGGGATAATGATCTCGGTCCTTCATATTATACACCAGCAGCAAACGGTGCTCCAAGAATAAATCAAATCAATTGGTTTGATTATGCAGAATCGGGTGATCCTAGAGCTGGAGGTACCTATACATATACACCATACTCTCAAGCAAGTGATATTGCAGGGCAGGGGCTGAGCGGTGATAATAACCACGGTGCCCATTGCGGAGGAACAGTAGCAGGAAATACTCAAGGTTGGGCTCGTGATTCGAATATCTATAATATAAGTCCTTATGGTTCAAATCCAAATGGTAGCATTAGCTCTACGATGTGGGATTATATTAGAAATTGGCACAAGAATAAGCCAATTAATCCAAAAACAGGGAGACGAAACCCAACAGTTTCAAATCATAGCTATGGATCGACACTTGAACATGTCAGGGACGGTTATGGCTCTATTCCATTTCCATATGATATAACATATAGAGGTGTAAATCTGGGTGTAGGTTCTTCTAATGAATTAACCCCAGCGCAATTGGAAGCCCGAGGCATTAATTGTTCTCAGAAAACTATTGATACAACGGGCAATGGTGTTCCTGATACAGTAGTAGATGTATGTGAAACACCAGCATATTTTACAGACAGGTTTGCAGATATTGAGGATGCTATCAATGAAGGAATTATTATATGTTATGCAGCAGGTAATGAAAATAATTTAATTACAAAAGCGGGTGACGTAGACTATAACAATCGCCATCAATTTATGTATCTTGGGCTTATAAATTATGATTTACCATATCATCGTGGTGGTTCTTCTGGCCAGGGGGTTGATAATACAATTGTAGTAGGCTGTGTTGATAATTACATGCTCCCATCTGGAGAGCACAGAAAAACAAGTTATAGTAATTGGGGTAGTGCTGTCGACATATATGCAGCAGGTGATTGGATTCAGAGTGCGGTGGATAATACAGATAAAACTTCTCTAGCTACCGTTAATGATGCTAGAGGCGGAACAGATCCTAGAGGCTTTACATATGGCCAAAGTAAATATCCGGGCACCAGTATGGCATCTCCACAGGTTTGTGGGGTATTAACATTACTAGCAGAATCATGGCCGGGAATGACTCAGGCAGAGGCTCAGAACTGGGTAAGAGAAAATGCATTGGTGGATCTATTATACGAATCAGGAACCATTGATCCAACTCAATCTTATAACTTAGGTTCTGGTGACAATTTAATGCTCTTTTGGAAAAACCAACGAAAAGAAACGGGTAATGTATATCCGTTAAAAACTGCGGGAAGAAGAGAAAAAAGTTCAATAAAGTATCCTCGGCCTAGAATACGTCGCCGCGGTTAAAGCTTTGGTATAAATAAAAAATAACATCTATTGTAGTGGAATTAACATGCCAGAAATTTTGACGACAAACTTTAAAACAGACAATACGAGAAGGTTCGTTGACGATGTTCTGACGAACGACTACTACGTATTTGTTTCTGGTACGGAACTATCGGTGTCCGAAAATTCCATTAGAGCCAAAACAACATTTCTTGAAGAAACTCTTTTTGGTAAAAAGATAGCTGATAGTGATGTCAAGTTTATGATTAAATATTTTCCTTGGCAACGAGGTACCGTTTATACAAGATATGATGATACTGTAGATTTGGAAGGGACTAACTTCTATTCAGTTGTTGGACCTACAAATCATAGTACAGGGGATTATCGAGTATATAAATGCCTAGACAATGGCGATGGCACAGAATCAATTAATGCTCCGCAATGGGATGAGGATAACGAAGAACAAATATATGATACTCAAGATGGGTATATTTGGAAGTTCATGTATTCAATGACAAGGGTAGAATTTGATGCATATAATGCATTAGGTTATGTGCCTATCGTAGGAACATTTGATTCTAATCCAACTGCAAATACAGCAGGGTCTCCGTTTTCAGATATAGTAGTTGATAATCCAATTTCTAATAATGGCTATAAAAGTGTTTTCGGTACGTTAGAAGGTAATCCAGTAGATAACAATAATACTAATCTTTCATCTTTTTATATCAATTTTAATAGTGATTTCGGCCAATCAGTTGGATATTATGTTGGTCAGACAATTCTCTTAACAAATCCTATTAATAATTTTACGGATTTATTTTCTATTCTTGTTTATACATACGATGAGCAAAATGGTAGAGCAAGAGTAATTGTACAAAATACTGCAAAGGCAAATTCACAGTACTCAGGTTATCCTGGGTTTACAAGTAATGCCAGATTTAAAATACTTCCAAGAATTAAAATAAATGGTGATGGCCAAAATGCCATAGCATATCCTGTTGTTACTGGTGGCTCAATAACCGATGTTGTAGTACTCAATAAAGGCCAAAATTATAATAATGCGGTCGCCGAGGTTGTAAATCCAGTATATGATTTTAATCCTGGCGATACAAACACCATCGACGTAAAAGCACTTATAAGACCAGTACTTGCTCCAGTTGATGGTCATGGAACAAATTTGGTTGATGAATTAAAATGTCGACACACATTACTATATGGCTATATCACAGGTTCTGATAATACTGAAATTGGTTTTAATAACACATATTCAAGAGTTGGTGTTGTTAAAAATCCACTTTTTCAGGATGCCAATAATGATCCTATTACTGGTGCAAATACACCTGGTGTATTCGACAACAGATTTATCTTTACCACAGATGATGTAGCTGGTGTAGAAAAGAATGAAATACTTTATCAAATTAATGGTTCAAATGCAACCGTATTCCAGGGTAAAGTATATAATGTCAACTATACAAGCAATACTGTTGCTTTGGTTGAATACTCAGGACCATCAAATAATCAAGCAAATTCAGATATTTCCTTTGATCCAACTTTAGATTTTAGAAGATCAAATGGTCAAATAATCCGAATAAATACTCCTGTGGTTGATAATATCACAGAACCACTATACGTACAGAGATCCGGGAAGGTATATTATATGGAAGACTTTTTCCCTCTGGAAAGAACCGAAAACTCGAGAGAAGAATTTAAATTCGTTATGGAATTTTAAGGGATAGATAACAGATGCCAATTAACACAAATTTAAGCACTGCTCCATATTTTGATGATTACAGTCAGGAAGCTCAGTACTATAGAGTATTGTTCAAACCTGGTTATGCAGTTCAAGCCAGAGAACTTACCCAACTTCAAACGGTTTTACAAAACCAAATTGAACAGTTCGGTGATAATATCTATAAAGAAGGTAGCATTATTAAGGGTTGTAACTTTACAACCATTAATGGTTTGGAATTCGTAAAATTAAAAGATGGAAATGATTTAGTAACAAACTTTGATCCTACTGCATATGTTAGTAGACGTGGGGTAGAAAACATCAATGGTGTTGATACTGAAATTGATTATGTATATGAAATTATCGGCGAGACAAGTGGCCTTAAGGCTATTGTGATCTCTGGTGTAAGAGGCTTTTCATCCGC